ATCAACTGGGAAAAGATGGTTAAGTTAGACGACAACGAGATTATTAATGCGAATCAAGGGTCGTGAAGTTGTTAATGTCACTAAGGAAAAGACTTACTTTGTTTATCCGTTGAAGTTTGAATCGAACGGTAAGACACAGGAACGAAAGATGTTTTCCTTTAACACTGAATCGTACAAGGCGTTGAAGGATGCGAAGCCTGACCAAGTGTACGAAGTTAAGTTGGAGAAGGATCAGAATGGCTATTGGCAATGGTCTAACGTGGAAGAGGCTACTGGACAGGCTGCTGCTCAGAGTACGGGTACGAATCGTGCGAGTACGTTTGAGACTCCTGAAGAACGGGCACGTCGTCAAGTGTTGATCGTTCGGCAGAATGCTCTGACCAACGCTGTCACTGTTGTGGCTCCTCGTGCTGATCTTGCAGTTAATCTGGAGGAGATTGAAGAGATTGCTCGCAAGTTTGAAGCGTGGGTACTGCGTGACTAAAGCTTTAGTCGATGGGGATATCTGCACTTATCGAGTAGGTTTCACTACTAACGATCAACCTGTTGGCATTGCTCTCGCTCGCATGGATGTACTCATCGATCGTATTCTTGTTGGGTGCGGTGCGGAAGAGTCCACGATTTATCTCACTAGTACGGACAAGTCGAACTATCGGTTCCAGATTTATCCAGACTATAAAGCGAATCGTAAAGCACCTAAGCCAGCATGGTATGAAGAACTGAGAGCACATCTTATCAGTGATTGGAATGCCGAGGTAGTCTTTGGTATGGAAGCAGACGATGCTATGGCAATCAACCAGACGGAAACATCTGTGATCTGTACGATTGACAAAGATCTAGATCAGGTTCCCGGTAAGCATTATGACTTTGTAAAGGACGTTCAATATGAAGTTAGCGAAAAAACGGCACTACGCTTCTTCTACTTCCAACTCCTCACAGGAGACACCACCGACAACATTCCGGGGTGCAAAGGCATTGGGCCTAAGAAAGCAGAAGCTGCTCTCGCAGGGTGTGAAACAGTTGAAGAGTACGAAGAAGTCTGTCTAAATCTATATAAACAAGCTTACGGAAAGAGAGGGTATGACTATCTCATAAAATTCGGACAATGCTTGAGGATTAAAAGGAAGGAGGATGAACCCTTGTGGCTTCCCGTCCAGCGAGAGGAATTAAAACCAGAGGAAAACGAAGTAAACTAGAAGCCCTAGTAGGTATTCTATCTAAGGGGTTTAAGTACGAAGAAGAAAAGCTGCCTTACATCTATCCTGAAACTAAGAAGACATATCTTCCAGACTTTACGAAGGAACATATCATCATAGAAGCTAAGGGTAGATTCACGGCAGCAGATAGAAAGAAGATGTTGCTAGTTCAAGAGCAGTATCCAGACCGGATTATTCTTATGGTGTTTGGGAGGGCAGCCAATACTCTTTCTAAGAAGTCGAAGACAACCTACGGAGAATGGTGTACGAAGAATAACATTTCGTGGGTAGATATAACTACATATAAAAAGGAGCATAGACAAATATGCCAATTACTTTTAATGAAGCAGAAGGTTTTTGGGAACTTGCCAATCCTACCAAAGCAGAAAAAGAAGACTTGATTAAGGGAGCGATTGAACAGATCCGTGATTTCTTCGGCCATGAAACGGCTAATCGTATCCTTATGAAGTCGGGTATGTTTGGCATTGAAGGTGAATTCACGGAAGGCGAGGCTAACGCCAATGCCGATTCGTTTTCTACAGGTGAAGCTGGCAATGCCTAAACGCCACGTTGTTATTCCTGATACCCAAGTCAAGGCAGGAGTTCCCCTAGAACACTTGACTTGGGCGGGGGAATACATTGCTGAGCTTCAGCCCGATGAGATCATCCACATTGGAGACCATTGGGATATGCCAAGTCTCTCTAGTTATGATGAAGGTAAGAAATCCTTTGAAGGAAGAAAGTACGTTGATGATATCGAAGCTGGTCTGGCAGGTATGGAAATGCTCCTTGCCCCAATCCGTAAAGCAGAAAAGAAAAGTTTCAACAATCACAGACGGCGATGGAAGCCAATCAAACGTTTCTTCCTCGGAAATCACGAGCAGCGAATTGCTCGAGCGATTGAATCTGATAGGAAACTCGAAGGACTTATCAGTTACGCAGATTTCCAGCTTGCTCCTGAATGGGAGGTTTACGATTACCTTGTACCTAAGATCGTCGACGGAGTTGCTTATTGTCACTATTTCGTCACCGGGGTCATGGGAAGACCTGTTACAAGTGCTCGCGCATTGCTGGCAAAGAAACATATGTCCTGCATAATGGGACACGTTCAACGGAGAGACATTGCTTATGACTACACAGCAGACGGTAGACAGATCACAGGGCTATTCAGTGGAGCCTTCTATCAACACGATGAAGAATACCTCAACCCTCAAGGCAATAGACACTGGCGCGGCATCTGGGTCTTACACCAAGTCGATAATGGTTCCTTTGATGAAATGCCCGTCTCACTTGAATACCTCCGGAGAAAGTATGGCTGATGAAACTGTCCTTCAAGAAGCTAATCGTATCATCTATGGTGATAGGGAGCAAACCTATGGAGACCCTGCACAGAATTTTGATGCGACAGCCTCTCTATGGAATGGTTATCTCCATGCTAAATATAGAGTCACTGGCTCTATGGATCTTAATGCTCTGGACGTCGCTCATATGATGATACTTCTCAAGATGGCTAGAGAAATTCATATGCACAAGCGGGATAATGTTGTAGATATGGCTGGCTACGCAGGATGTATCCAGAAGATGTATGACTATAGGGATCAATAATGCTTGAACCTTGGATCGAAACTTACTGTGGTATCAAGTTCTATTTTCTGAATCCTACTCCTGAAATGGTAAACATTAAGGATATTGCTCACAGTCTCAGTCTGCAATGTAGATTCAGTGGACATACTAATCGGTTCTATTCCGTAGCTGAACACAGTGTTCGGGTTAGTAGATTTCTATTCTCTACCTATGGAGATTATAGATTGGCATTGCAAGGGCTGCTCCACGATGCTAGTGAAGCGTATCTTTTGGATGTTCCTAGTCCAGTAAAGCAACATCTTGGTGGGTATAAGTCAATGGAAGACAAGTTGCAAGAGGTTATCCTTAACAAGTACCATGCTGGTTGGCCGATGGATGCACGAACCAAGGATGCAGATGCGATCCTGCTTAAGAACGAGGCACGCTATCTGCTCCCATCGAAGGGGCGATCTTGGGTTGACCACTATCCCACTACAGAAGAATTTGGTATGGAACCAATGTGTGATGCACCAACAGTAGCAGAAGAAACATTTCTTGCTTGGTTCTTTTTCTTGGAGAAATATGTTGAAGCACAACGACTTACCATCGCTGCTTAAGAAACAATCTGATTCGGAAATTGATGAGCTTATTAAGATGGCGTATACATATCTGGATGCGTATGACAGGTCACGAGATTGGGGATTCATTCCTACCGTACAACATGCGCTTGGACAGATTTCACTTATTCATATGAGGAGATCTAAGAATGGCTCGTAAGGCTTCATTGACTGCTGAACAAGTGTTTATGGTTCGTAATGATGTACTCGATGCTCCGCTTAAGAAGTATGCCGAAGTATTCAAGGTTAGTCCTCTGACATTGCATAAGGCTAAGAAGGGTCTTAAGCCATATGACTTTGAGTTTAAGAAGGAATTCGAAGATGAAATGGTTAAAAAGTATTTCGACCGACGAGAACTGGGACTTTGATCCTATTCTAATTAGCATCCTCGTCACGGTAGCTTTTGATATAATTATGACAGCACTCAAAGGCCCCAGTGCATTTGATGCTATGTCCTTTGGGGGGAGCATTTCTACCCTCCTTGGGGCAGGAGGTGCTGGTTATGCAGTTAAACGTATTGGAGAGAAAGGGGGAATGAAGTATGTTGGAACTAGCCCTGATGTTCCTCAAAGCTAATTGGAAATGGATCCTTCCGGTACTGTTGTTACTCGGAGTGATAACATATACCAAGACTTTGAAGTTTGAACGGGATCATTATAAGAAAGATCTCGATGCAGTAACCCTTGAGTATAATAACTATAAGAAACAATCAAAAGAAAATCAAGATCTTCTCAAGCAAGGTGCAACAGAAATCACTGCCAAGTATCAGAATGTACTAGGTGATGCTACTAAGTTGACGATTGAGAACGCTCGATTGAATGCGGAGAATATTAAAAATGCTAAAGAACTTCGTGATGTTAAGCTGTCTCTTGACGCTGTTCGGTTGTTCAACGCTTCCAAGTCCGACGATAGTCCCGTTGCCGAAACCAAGTCCGGAAATGATGAAGC